TGGGTTCTCGATAACAGGTGGTGGTAGGTCTTTATCCTTACCTTTGCCCTTACCACTTGCCAATGCTCTTTGAAGAGCACCAGAGGCAGTCAAATCACGATCCTCGATATTACCAAACTCTTCAGTAGCAGCTCCTATGGCTTCTAAGCCGCCTTGAGCTGACCCTCTGACCATAGCTCCACCAATGCGAATCATGTCGTTAGGACGCATACCTACGTTACCAATCGCTTGGGTTGGTGTGGTGCTTAGTATGGCTGCATTGCGTCTACCTGCTGATGCGTTGATGTCTCCTAGCTGATCGTTAGCTTCTTTTAACAAGGCAGCATCAGGACGCTTTGAGGTATTGTCTAACTTGTTATCAGCTTGAGCTTGTTCTCCAAGGCTACCACTTGTGAATGTGTCTTGCTGGTTTCGAGCTGCATCCATAGCCAACATAGCTTGATCTGAAAGAGCTGGTGGTATGCTGTCGTCATCTGCCAAGGTAGTGTTAGGAAGCTCAACAGGATCAGGCGCATTGTCAATCTCGGCTGACATAGCTTGCTGCCGTGCAAGCTCGGCTGCTCTTTGGTTCCTGTCCTTGCCCATAAGAGCTTGTTTGATGTCCGCACCAACCTTTGCCAGAGTAGCGTCTGGGTTGTCATTACCAAACATAGGTATCTGACCTGCTGAGAGCATATCATCGTCAGGAGACATGAAACTGTCGTCAGGGGCTGTTAGTGCGGCAGCAGGTGCTACAGCGTTACCCTGAGTGAGAGCTGCCTGTGGTGTAGGTGCAGGTGCTAATGAGTCGTAATACTGGCTGCGTTGAGAAATGTAATCAGAGATGACATTCTCAGGCACTTGGTTGTTCCGCATTTTAGCGACATCAGCTTGTAGATCAGGGTGCAGCATTGCAGTCTTGTTAGTGCTCAAAGCACCACTTTGATTAGGCATCATGTCGTTCTGTCCTTGATTTAAGAATACGGATGCTCTCGTAACGTACTCTTTGGTTTCCTGTGGCAGCTTGTCAAAGTCTGCACCATCCTCGATCCACCTAGCAGCCGCTGTTGGTCCCATGTTAAAAGCGGCAAGCGAATGGAGAGGGTTAGTAAAGTTGTGATGCTGGTTGTAACCTTTGACATACTTGGCTGCTAATGCCCTCGATGTATCAATACCAGTTGCATCAGCCTCACTAATGTTGGTAGGCATCTTGTAGCCCATTTGGTGCAGGTTCTTACGGAGGAGCTGGTAGGGGCCAATAGCGTCTTTCTTACTCACTGCACCCACTGCCTGTGCATCATTTAAATGGCCTGTCTCACTATGTCTAATGGCATCCATCAATGCTGGTGTGGGGCTACCGTCTAAGTTAAGTAGTCCACTTGGAAATTGCATGTGCTTTAGTCTCCACCAAGGTAGCCATCACCATAGAGATACGGTGATTGACCACCTGATCCACCAAAGCCAAAGCCTGTCGATGGGCCGCTTCGACCGTAACCACCGTAAACCGAAGGCTGCGCTTGTGGCTGAAAAGCGTTTTGGAATCTCTGACCCATGCCCATGCCAGCCATAGCACCGCCGAAAGCTGCTGTAGTGGGATCGACAAGGTTAGGTTTCACGGTCCCTGCTGTCTGTGGAGCACGACCAAGGATGCCAGCGTTAAACTTGTTGTACATATTTAACTTAAAATCACGATCACCCTCGAACTTTTCCCTGTCATCATTCATGCGGTTCTGATCGTCTGTCTGGAACATCGAGCCAGCGTTAGCCATGTTACCCGCTGCTGTATTACCCATGCCGAAAGCGTTATTGAATGATGTAGACATGCCAGCATTGGCGTTCATCATGTTTGCGAACTGTGCGTCTTGGTTCTTAAATGACTCGTTCCTTAGTCTGTTCTCAATTCCAGCCCTTGTGTCAGCAGCGCGGTCCATGTAATCCCGACCAGCAATGGCCTCTGCTACACCAGCTCTTGAGCTGTTAGTGTTACCAGAAGCTGCTGCACCCATGCCTATTTTAGTCAGCGTGTCTTCTTCTAGCTGGCGTGTACTGTCACGCAGCGCACGGTTGACCATAGGGTCAGCGTTTGCGTTCACATAGTCTTCAGCGACACCTGCGCGGTCTGCACTAGCTCGGTTGTAAAGGTCAGCATAGTTACCACCAAAGCCACTAGCAGTGTTCATGATGTTACCAGCGTTGCCGAAAGCATCGTTGCCAAAGTTATACATATTGTTGGCAGCGGTGTTCTGCATGTTATTCATGCCAGCATATGTAGGGCCACCGTAGTAACCAGCATCAAGAGCCGAGTCTAAACCAGCCTGACCGCCTTTGTACATATCTTGGATGTAGGGGCGTGCATCAGTGTAGCCACGCATCTGCATTTCTGTTGCGTAGTTCTGGGCACCTGCTTGTTTCTTTGCTGCTTTATTAGCCATTACGCCGCCTATGACGGCTCCTGCTATTTGTCCGAACATATTATTATTTTCCTTAAAAAGTTAGACTGCTACCCAAGCCGCTCCGTTGTAGACATACAAACCATCACCGGCTCCAGTTGGATCCCACGGCGCAACGGCATAGCGAACCATTCCTTTAACTGGATTATCTGGTGGGTTTTCAGCTACTTGGATTGCAGCTTGAGCGAGCGTGTTAATAGCAATTTCAATACGTTGTAGCTCATCTTGAAAGTAACGCCTTACACCTTCCTCAAGCACAGGATATTGTGACCTAGAGTAAGTTTGCACAACGACATTAGTTCTGTCATCAATCGCCATAATTAACGTCTCCCAGTGCTTGTGACCTCAAGATCAAAGCCTGATAACTCAAAGTCTTTGTTGTCGGGAAGTGTCATTTTGTAACTAAGGTAACGACCTGCTGCTCGACTGTCTATTTTGTAGTCTGAAGCTAGGTTGTAAGTTGTTGTTGACGAATAAGTTGGAACTGATGACGGAATGTCACCGGCACCTACTTGGAAAGTCACGTTTGTGTTTGATGTGTTTGTTGTGCTGGCCTGTGGGTAGATTTTAGTACAGACAACATACTGACTTGCGCCTAAGCCAGCTTCATCCAAATCTAAACCAGTACGCTCTAGCAAGATTGGTTTTGTTGCTTGGGTGTCCAATGGAAACGCAAGCTGCCCTTCATCCGACAAATCTACACCGTAAAGTTTATCTGAGGTGATACCGTCTGCCGCGAGGCTTTCGCCTACGAAGAGTGTGTGCTTTGCGTAGCTGTCTTCTTGTCCTAAATACGTCCCGCCAGTTACTGCGTAGCTTGTGGTACTGTTAGCGTATGTTGCAACCATGTTGACGTTTGCAATGGTGCCTGAGGTGACGTTTGGTAAATCGATAAAGCTGAATGTGTTATTTCTATAGTTATAACAAGCTGACCGATTACAACGTGTAGCATTAGGAAATCCTGCATAAGCATCGCCTGACTGGTAGCAAAAGTGGATTTCGTTCAAGGTTGGGTTGTGATGTACGAAACACACATCTGTGGCTTGGTTGTTTAGACTGTTAAAGATGAAGTCTTTCACTCGCTCATCACAGATAGAACGCTTAGAAGTACCGTCAGTCACATACAAGTCATTGGGGCCAAATACGAAATGCTGGCCTTCAATTTGAACAACACAATTCTGGTTCATTGCCCCTGCGTCCGTAAACAACTGACGGAAATCAAACAGCAGGTTGCCGCCGACAAAGGACATAAGCCAAACTTGGTTTTCTGAGTAGATTAGGAAATTGTCACCTAAAGGCTGACCGTCAATTATTGCGCCATCAATCTGGACTAGATCGTTGAATCCCGCTGATCCGGTTGTATCGAACTCTGACCAACTTGCTGGAATGTTGTTAGCTAAAGTGATATCCGACCACCTGACCCTTTGAGAGTAATTGGTTAAACCCTCAGTCATATTTAGGCCAATGAGGAAATCCTTGTAACTGCGTAGTGAATTACAACGCCATGTTGCGTCCCAGTTAGGTAAATCAATGTAGTCTGTGCCGTATGGTCCACGGTAGACTGGAACTCGATCTGGTCTGTTTATGTAGGAAACATTAGCAAGGCTAGTGCCGGTGAAGGCGCGGGGGTCATTTGATCCTGTGATGGAACCACTTCTATTTGTGATAAAACCATTACTGTATTCACCGATGTACCAGCCATCTGAGACAATCATTACTCTGTCGAAATCATTTGGAGTTGTAACACCAAAAGAAAATCGTGGTGTGTATCCTA